ATTTTAAAAGTCGTAAATTTAGAAGGGGAATTGAAACGCCTCGAAACAATTCAAATATTTCTAACAGGTAACATCGTACTCAAATGAAAAATTGGTGGGAATCAAAAGCAGTATGGGCAGGTCTTGGCTTGGTTGGTCTTGGTCTGCTACATTATTACAAAACAGGCGATCTGGTCAAAGCTACCGAGCTTATACTGACCGCCCTTGGAATTATCGGTATAAGAACAGGCAATACCAAAATTAATTGATTAAATTTACATCTTGTTTGTCAGTAATTGGTTAGACCCAGCCCCCTGATTATCGGGGGCTGTCTATTTTTATGAAAGCAAATCAAATCATAGCAATTCTGGCAATACTGGCATTTGTTGCCATTTACATCGACCTGCGACAAAGCGGTGCGCTTTCATTTAACCAGACCAATGTCAGCTCCGATACGGTCATCGTAAACCTACCGCCTCAAACCATCAACCTTCCGCCCGGTCAGCCTATAAACATAGTCAATCAGCCTACGCCTTCCAATATAGACACAGGAGCGATTCTAAAGGCTTTTTTCCGTGAACTGACATACTTGGACAGCTTGGAGAACGATACCGTTAAAATCGTTCTAAAAGAGGTTATAGCGCAAAACTCCGTTATAAGTAGAGAAATATCATGGCGCATGAAATTGCCGCTATCTACAACGATCAACAACCATTACAGAAAATCAGGTGGAATATATGTAGGCGGTCAGGCTTTTGTAACAGACAAAGTTTCCATATCAGGAAACCTAGGCTATATGACCAAAAACGATATGTTGATAGTAGGATCCTACGACCCCTGGCAGAAACGATGGGGCGCAGGAGTGATGATGCCTCTTAAAAAACGAGAATTTCGCTCTTTACCTTGAGCCAATAGGCTGCCCGTTCAGGATCGTGGATTATCAACCGCTCCACCTGTTCCAATGCCTTGTCCTTGGACATCATCAGCAAATTTCCATACATGTGGAACCAATGATGGAAAATCAGCTCTCTGGCTTTGTCTTTTTCGCTCATCTGATCTGAAGTATTTGCTTTCTATTCCTAGACCTTGAAACATAACTGACATGCACCCACGCAGGATTATGATCATCGCCATACTCCCAAATCAACTGGTCAAAATCCAAATGTTTCAAAATCCATAGGTAAATCTCACGGTTTGAAATGCCATTATTAAAAATATCCGCATCGATGTCAATAGCCTGACCTTTCATGTGCTGGCTGGTCTTACTGCCACCAATTGCCTTATTAAGCTCTGGGCTGCGGTAAAACGAACTGATGCCAATAGGTTTGCCATACCATGCCCTAAGCGGTTCAAAGATCTGCCAAGCTACAAGCTGCATCGCTTCAAGCTCCTTTTGACTTGGAGTGTTTGAAATCCCCAACCGTGAGGCAGTCTGGCTCTTGGTCGCTTCCAACAGGGTTATGTTGCTCGATATTTTCATAAACTTCAAATTGTATGCTAATCCTACCGCTAAGTTCGTTTATCTGATCGCCTAATTTGCTTTGATACCTCAAAAGCTTCAGTCTTTGCAATGGACTGATTTCATCGGAATTGATAAGCTTGGCTACATTGTAGCGATGATCGACAAGCATGTTTTGGTATTCAAGCGAGTTCATCAGGGTCGATATTTAAATCCTTCATTATAACTAAAATCTGTTTGATGGTATCTTCCGCCCCGTTCATGTATTCAACAGAATCCCTGCCAGTAAACATGTTCCTCATCAAATTGTGTTTGATTTCAAAAAGGACATAAGCCATCTCACTGCTCTTGATGCATCTCTTATGCTCAACAAGCTGTTCAGGATCCTTTAGGTCAAACTCTAACTTTGCCAGTGCCATAATTCAAAGATAACCATCTATATGTATCTTCCAAGCCCTTCCATATACTGATTTGAGCCTCCCAGCCTAATTCCTTGGCTTTGGTAATGTCGAGTAATTTGCGCATCGGTCCCTCATAAAATGTGCGGTCATATACTATTTTACCGCTGTAACCCATGACCTGTGCTAATATACTAACGATGTCACTGATCTGATATTCACGACCCGTGCCGATATTTACGATAGCATCATCGGAATAGCCTCGCATAAAATAAACCATCGCATTAGCCAGATCATCCACATGCATGAACTCCCTCATCGCATTGCCACTACCCCAAACATTGATAGTATCATAATTCAGCATTTTCATCATAAGGCTTGGAATCACATGGCCATCGTTCATATTGAAATTATCGCCAGGACCGTACAAATTGCAAGGCATAAGGCTTATGAAATCGCACCCATACTGTTTCCGATAGCTTTCAACCATGCTGATGCCAGCTATCTTGGCGATGGCATAAGGCTCATTGGTCGGCTCCAAATAACCACCAAGCAAATATCCCTCGTTCATAGGCTGGCTACAATTGCGCGGATAGATGCAAGAAGACCCTAGAAACATCAGCTTTTTAACTCCAACCCGATACGATTCATGAATCAGATTGGTCTGTATCATCAAATTATCGGTAATGAAATCCGCCCTATAACTGTTGTTCGCCTTGATGCCTCCCACCTTGGCAGCACACATGAAAACATAGTCTGGCTGCTCCATCTTCATGAAAAACCTAACCCGTTCCTGGTTTCTCAAATCCAAGCGTTCAGATGGAGTTATAATGTTGACATAACCCAACCGCGTCAGCTCCCTTATCAAAGCACTGCCAACCATTCCGGTGTGACCAGCAACATAAATTCTATCAGTCTTGCGCATTGAGCATATCTTGTATTAACAGATGGACATCAAAGAACGGTTCCCAGCCTAGCAAGTTGTAAGCCTTGCTGGCATTTCCTTGCAAATGATTGACCTCGGCAGGGCGGTAATAACGCTCACGGCATTTTATAACTTCGCCAAGTACAGGGTTGGTAGCCACGGCATCCAAACCTTCACCTGACCAGACAATAGGATAGCCAAGCTCCTTGAACACATACGAAGCGAAATCCTGAACGCTCATCACTATGCCTGTCGATAAAACCCAATCCTGCGGCGTAGGGTGCTGCATCATCATCCACATGCCACGAACATAATCCTTGGCATGACCCCAATCCCTGATCGCTTTGACATTGCCTAATAGTATCGGACCGCCACCACCTGAAACCAATCGCTTTGCACCTTGTATTATCTTTTGAGTGACAAATGTCTCCCCTCGCCTGGGACTTTCATGGTTGAACAAGATGCCATTGACACAGTGCATGTCGTAAGCCCTGCGATAAGTAGCCATCAGGTGATGCGCCATGACCTTAGCGCAGGCATAGGGTGAGCATGGTTCAAAAGGCGTGTATTCGCTTTGCGGTGCCTTGGCATTACCAAACATCTCGCTCGTTCCTGCCTGATAAATTTTAGTGTCCAGACCAAGTAGACGGACTGCCTCCAAAATGCCGAGAATCGCAGTACCATCCGCATTAACTGTATAATAGGGTGTTTCAAAGCTGACAGCCACATGGCTCATAGCTGCAAGGTTGTAAATCTCATCATATTCATGCTTGGCGATGATCTGCATCATGTTGATCGAATCGGTGACATCGCCATAAAACAAATGGAAATCATCCCTATCCATTAAATGATCGATGCGCCTGGTGTTTATCTGACTTGTGCGCCGCTTGATGCCATGAACTTCATAGCCCTTGCCCAAGAGCAGTTCAGCCAGATAGCTTCCATCCTGACCCGTTATGCCGGTGATTAAGGCTTTACCCACGATTCCTTCCAGTTGTAATGAACGCCGATAGCTCCTAATGTTGCAGCGATGGTCGTAGCGAACCAACGGTTCCTGGACTTGCGAACCTTTTTAAGCGCATTGGTATTATCAATAGCCATCTGCATATTTTGAGCCTCCAAAGTGTCGCGGTCTGACCGCATCGCTTCAAGATCCTTTTTTAAAGCCGTAATGGTTCCGTTTTGCCTTGCAAGGTCAACATATATGATGGCCAGTTCCGCCTTGGCTTTCTTAAGCTCAATTCGCTCCAAATCGCACTGCTCAAGATCGGCTATCATCATCTCAAAAAGATATTGAGGAGTATAAATCAAGGAATCATTCAAGGTCATATCTTCTTGACAAAAACTGATTGAACTGCTCAGAAGCATAATCGTTAACATTGCTGTTTTTTTCATTGCGGTAAATGATTAAGGGTTTTGATTTGATAAATTCTACTTCGTTTTTTTTCATAATGAGCTGGGCGTTTTCCTCCAACATGTAGTTGTTAAGCTCATTCAATTTTTGATTTTTCAAGCTTAATTCATCCAATTCCAATTGGACTTCCGTAAGCTTGGTCATCAGTGAAACATTGTCTTTATGCACTACGCTCATTCTAGTGCCTAAGAAAATGCAACACAACACCGATGCGATGGTTGTCAGTTTGTAGATCATATATTAATAGTTTAAGGGTGATTTGCAGTCGATCATGGCTTTCATGCGCTCTTGGTTCAACCAGTTAAAATATCGCATTAGCCTTGCGCCATTCCTTGATAACACGCATAAGGATTTTTTGCTGATGCGCATCAAATTTGTTAAATTCCACTTTGTGCATGAATGTGTCCTCATCTATTCCTGTTGCCATTAAAAGGATTTTAATATTCATTCCCAGCTCTAGGCTGTCAATGATCATATCCTGAAGTTTGTCCATTTATTATGTCCTGTAGGGATTTGACATCAATTCTTAATGCAGATGCAAGGCGTTGCAATTCGTCTAGGTTCAACAAAGATGGGTTTTTTATGGCCATGTAGAACTTGCGCCTGTTGATTTGGCTGCGTTTAATTAAAAACTCCTTTTTGTAGCCGCTGGAATTAATAAGCTGCTTGAATGTAAACATGGCGCGAATTACGGAAAAGTAACCTGAAACCACCAAATAAATTTATTGAATGAAAAATAATTAGGCTGACAATCAAAGTAATAAAGTTATTTTAGCCGTTGAATGTTGTAGGTTACAAAAATGTAACTAATTTAGCGGCATGAAAAAACCACTACTAACATTTGCAGCCGCATTCATAGCAATGGCCGCTGCCGACCAGGATCACATCATAACAGCACTTATCTTTATGTGTGTAAGTGTTTATTTCTTCCTAAAATCAATGCAACATGAGCAACATTGAAGATTATAACAAAGCGATAACCAACGGCGTGCAAATCAAAATTGACCGCAACGAAACCATCAGAGGCGGTATAAACTGGCAACTGATAGCAAGGCTCAAGGAGTTTTGGAACATGCACGGCTACCCAACCGAACAAGACTATTCAAACCATGTCAAACACCTAAAACTTCAAAAATGATCGAAATCAAAGCACGCTCCAGATGGCGCAACATCTACTCAGGCGATTATGTGACCGTTGACCGATGCTATTATGGCATTGTCTATTACACCAAAGACATCGGCAATGTAACGATCGAATCATCTAGAATGCTAAACGATTTCATGAAACCAGAGCAAGTATTCCTTAAAACTTACAAACCAATAACCTTCTAAACAATGACTGACAAACTAACACACTGGAAGCAGCTTAAAAACCCCGATTACATCGGTGCCTATGCGCTTCAACCTGGCGAGGAACTAATCCTCACCATCAAATCATCTGGACTTGAACAAGTCGCAGGAACAGACGGCAAAAAACAAGATTGCATAGTCGTTCACTTCATGGAAGCGGTCAAGCCGATGATCCTAAACAACACCAACGCCAAGACCATCACCAAAATCCACGGCACTCCTTACATGGAGCAGTGGTCGGGCAAGAAGATTCAAATCTTTGCTCGCCGCATCCGTGCATTTGGCGAAGATGTCGATGCGCTACGCATCCGTGACTTTGTGCCTAAAACAACCACCATCGACCCATCCAAGGCTATCGCAGCAATCAACGCCTGCACTACTTTGGATCAGCTTAAGAAGACCTACACCGCCCTAAGCAAAGATGAGCAAGGTCATCCCGATGTCATCAAGGCAAAGGACAACAAGAAGGGAGGCATCGCATGACCAGTATTGAAACCTTGGAAATTTGGATCGGTGAGCGCATGATTGAGGCAACCGTTGAAATCAACGCCAACTACCACGCTGAAACGCGATGGACATCGCCCAGCTGCGACTACTCTTGGAAGTGCCTTGAACTAATTGAAACCCTTGAAGATGGAACCATCGTACATCTTGATGTCAAGGATTATGAACAGGAAATCGATGAGAAAGTGGGGGATCTGGTATGAGCAAGGTAGATTTGGCAATCGCAAAACTCGAAGCACGCCAATCGGTGATACGCGAGCAGTTCATATACTCCGCGACCGATGGCAAACAGCATGAGGTATCAAAGCTTGTAAACGAGCTTATTATGGCCGCATGGGAAGTCGGCTACCTCAAAGGACTGGAACTGTACGGACCAGGCAAAAACGAAGATTACGCACAAAGAATAATAAACAAATAAATCAAACCAAAAAAAACTAAACCAATGAAAACACCAATCAATCCATTAGTAGTAAAACAATTATTAATTGATTTCCCTAACAGATTTTCAAGCAGATTTTTTGCAAAAGCATTAAGAGACAAAGGTTATAATTATGAAACATCAGGAGGGCAATTAGCCACACATCTTAGAAATTTAGGTTGTTATAATGACATTTATTGCAGTAAAATGTGGAATAAAAAAGTAAATAATTCATCGCCAACTATTCAATCAAAAGACATCAAATCCTTTTCAGATGAAGAATTAATTGCCGAAATAAAACGCCGTGGCTACACTGGCACATTGAACCCTCCTACTAAATCTATAAATCTATGATCATACACAACTGCGAACAAGGTAGCCATGAATGGCACCAACTAAGACTAGGCAAACTGACAGGGTCGCGACTTAAGAAAATGTTTGCCAAAGACAATCTATCCTTGGTTGATGAGATAATAGCCGAGGAAGAGGTCGGCATGATAGATGATGATGAGTTCCTAAGCGAAGAGATGCAACGCGGCATAGATATGGAACCGCTAGCCGTCCAAGCTTACTCCGACCTCACCGGCTATGAAGTTGACCACCCCTGCCTCATCCAGTCCGAAGATTGGACAATTTTAGTCCAAAGTCCAGATGGTTACATAGGAACGGAAGGTGCCTTGGAAATCAAATGCCCAAAAACCAAAAACCACATCAAATATATCCGCCAAAACAAAATTCCAAACGAATATAAGGAGCAGATTTGGTCGTACTTCCTAGTGAACCCCGACCTGAAGTGGCTCGACTTCGTTAGCTATGATCCGCGACTTGCGAAGAAACCGATATGGATTCTCCGCATAAATCGTGAGGATATCGCCGATGAGCTTGACCAAGCCAAGGTAGAACTAATCAAATTCATAATTAAACTGGAGCAGTACCGCTCCGAAATATTCTTCTAATGAAACGCGGAAAACCCTTCACCAAATGGCCATCGGTAGGTTCGCCCTACGGCGTGCCTAAACATGCGCCCAAAAACTCCATGCGCTGGTCTGAACCAAACCTGATTGAATTTATCAAAACCAAGCAGGATTGGGACTATAAACAAATAGCCGATTATCTGCGCATCACCCCTGAACATGCCAAATACCTAGTTCTTAGATCTCGCCAAGACCAGTTCAAAGCATGGCTAAAAGAATGAACCATCGTTGGAGCGCATCGGACATGCGGATCATCATCTACAACCCGATGTTGAGCGATAGGCAACTGGCACAGCTAATTGGAATTAAATCAAATCAAGTCAAGAAATTCAGAGAAAGATACGGCTTGAAAAAATCAGAAAAATTCATGCA